CGATGGCATCAAACGGACCATTGAAGTTGACATATCGGATATCCCGGCATTGCAAGATGATATGAAAGCACAGGCCGATGCATTGGCGGCCATGTGGTGGGTGACACCGAATGAGAAACGCGAAATACAAATGTTCGAGGAATTGCCTGATCCGGTGGCAAACCAAATAATCATTGACAGCGGGAAAATGCTATTGAGTGATTTGGATGGTGATGCGCCGGATGTTGACATGCCCGAATTGACGCCACATGTATGATCGAGCAAAGCGCGGAAACGATTGCGAAACAGATACGCAACAGGATTGAATTGTTAATTGTCCAGGCGGTACCATTGCCAACATGCCCGCGTGCAAAGGCAAAAGCGGAATGGAAACGCGATGAGGTGCGCCGGATATTAAATGAAAAACTAAATGAAGCCAATAATAAAACAGATTGACAAGGCCAACCATTTCATTGTTGGTTATTTGCTGATGGTGTTTGGTATGATTTTTTTTCCTGTTCCGGTGAGTTTCACATTCGTGTTGTTGATTGGGTTTGTAAAAGAATTGTGGGATGATTGGCAATACGAAAACGGATTTGATGCGATGGATTGGGCGTACACATGCGCCGGTGCGTTGCCTATGTTTGTAAACTATTTAATATGAGGATAATAAAGATTTTCGGCGGGTTGTTTTGTTTGGTAGGGTTGCCGGTTGTGTTGGCATCCGCATTGAATGGATACGAACATGCGCCGTGGCTGGCTGTTGTGGCCATTGTCAGCGCTATTTGTGGCGTGTTGGTATTTTGCGGCCGTGATGGGTTCATCCATACACCAAAGTTCATTGGGAACCTTGATTGCGAATATCCGCAAATCAATCAAACGTATGCCATGTTATTCGTGGCGCTGGTTATCAATTTACTGATCGCAAACCTTTGCGGATAAATGACAACGGCGCAACAAAATAAATATTGGCGCAATTGGCATCGATTCCAACAGAAAAACGAAAAGAAATACGAGGCCAAATTCAACAAGGCGTTGCAATTGCAAGTTGATGCATACATCCGCACACAGGATTTGATGGCTATACCGTTATTTCCAATTTATGAGGTGATCAATGATTTGTACCGAACCGTTGGCCCATCATGGGTGAAACAGACGTACAAGGGCATGACAAAGGCCGATGGCCGGTTGGGTTTCAATGAACGGATTATTGAATTGATGCGCCAATATTACGGCATTGATTTGCTGAATGATGCGTCCGGCATAACCGACTACACACGGGCGGTCATTCAAAAGGTATTGGACCGGGCGGCGATTGAAGGATGGTCACCTGATCGCATTGTGTACGAACTGAGAACCAACAGCGAGTTATCAACTATGCGGGCGCGGCGTATTGCCCGGACTGAAACGGTAACGGCGGCCAATCAGGCGGCCATGTTGTATGCCAGCGAATCGGGTTTTGAAATGGAAAAGGTGTGGATCGCGGTGAAAGACAAGCGGACACGGCACAACCACAAAACAATTGATGGCACGCAATTGGATATTGGTGAGGCATTCCCATTGGCCGGCGGCACGGTGTTGATGCAACAGCCAGGTGCGCGGACACAGGAAAACGGTTTGGCATCGCCTGCATCGGAGGTTGTGAATTGTCGGTGTGTGGTGGCATTCCAGGCAAAGCGTGACGCCAACGGCCGATTGATCATGACAAGATAAAAAATATTAAAATACATTTGAATCGTGGGAAAACTAATTGAATACAAAAATGATGGCATTGGCGCAATGATTGCCGATGTGGACACCAAACAGGGAATTGTCACCGGGTATTTTTCCCGGTTCAACAATGTTGATTCCGATGGCGACATAATGAAGCCGGGCGCATTCAAAAAGACAATCCGCGAACAGGGGCCGAATAGTGCGCAACCGCGCATCAAACACCTGATGAACCATGATCCGGCGCAACCATTGGGCAAACTGATGATGTTGGACGAAGATCAAACCGGGTTGAAATATGAAAGCCAAATCGGAACCCATACATTGGGCCGCGATTTCCTGAAAATGGTTGACAGCGGGTTGATCACCGAACATTCAATCGGATTTCGGATCATCAAACGCAACCAGGTGCAACCATACGAAAACTATATTAAAAACCCAGCATTGGGGCATTATGAAATAAGTGAGGTAAAATTGTTTGAAGGATCATCGCTGACTGCATGGGGCGCCAATCCACTAACACCGATCACATCGCTAAAATCAGCGGATAATGTGGATTTGATTGCGGCCCGGCAAAAGGCGATTGAAAAGTTTTGCCGAAATAGTGATGCCACCGATGAAACGTTGGAAATGTTACTTTTGCATAGTAAGCAATTAGCACAATTCATTTGTGATTTGCAACAGGATCCCATTGTGCCGGATGTTAAGGCCACACAACCGGGTGTTGAAATTGCCGATGCGATTCGTGAATTTACAAATAAACTAAAAAAGTAAAGCCGTGGAAAAAAATGAACTTATGACGGAATTGGAAGGCCTGAAATCAGCATTGGAGGCATCCATGACCGAAAAGACAAACACAGCGATCGCCGATCAGGTAAAAGCCATCAACGAAAACGTGGCCACACAGATCGAGGCGCTGAAGGGCGAAAACAACGCCGACCAAGTGAAGGCAATGGCCGATGAACTTGCCGAAATGAAATCGCAGTACAATGTCCTGGTAAAGGATTTTGACGTACTGCAAACAAAAGTAAAAACACAAAAAAATTCAACCGTGGAAGCAAAAAAATCATTCACGCAAGTATTTGCGGAAGGTTTGGAGGCCAACTTTGACGCCATCCAAAACGTAAAAAAGGGCAAGCCGTTCCGCATGGAACTGAAGGCCGTTGGAACAATGACATTGTCAAACAACCTGACCGGTGATGGTGTTGCATCATACGCCGCCAATCAAGCCCTGTTGCCAGCGCAGAAAGTAAATATGCGTGATCTTATCCCAACCGCCGTATCACCAACCGGACTTTACGTTCAGTACCGTGAAACAGGTAGCGAAGGATCAATCAGCGAGCAGACCGAGGGCAACCCTAAAACACAGATCGATTATGATTTCACCGAAGTAAAAATAGTTGAATCATACATCGCTGGTTTCGCGCGTTTCTCAAAGCAAATGGCAAAGCAGCTGCCATACATGGAAAGCACACTCCCACGTTTGCTTTTGCGTGATTTCTACAAGGCAGAAAATGCCGCATTTTATAGCGCTGTGACAGGTGCCGCAACCGGTTCAACCACAACCGCGGAAACTGATGATATCAAAGCCATCCTGGATTTGATTGCCAACACACAAAGCAGCAATTTTAATGCATCATATGCAATCGTTCACCCAAGCCAAATGGCTCGTTTGAACAAACTGCTTTACACAAATGGTTACTATCAAGGATCCGGTGGTGTTGTTAGCCAGCCAAACGGCGCTATTACCATCAACGGTACACCAATCATCAGCGCATCATGGGCAACCGATGACAAAATCCTGATCGTTGACGCCGACTACCTGGAGAGAGTAGAAACTGAAGCCATCACCATCGAATTCAGCATGGATGATAGCGACAATTTCCAACGCAACCTGATCACAGCACGGATCGAGTGTTTAGAAGACATCAACCTGATGTTGCCTACATCCGCAATCTTTGCTGACCTGGGTAACGTTTAATTAGGTTAATAGTTAGTAAATAAAAAGGCCCTACCCACAACGGTGGGGCCTTATTAAATTGAAACCATGTACGGAGTACAATACAACAGCATTTTGGACATTCAATTCAATGATGATGCCATTGTTGAACCGGTGACATTATCGGATGCGAAGGATTTTTGTAAAATCGACATATCGAATGATGATGTGCTGATTGAAAGCATTATTACGGCGGCCCGGCAAATGTGCGAGGCGTACACCGGCGTTGGGTTTGTGGTGCATGAAATCACAGCCGTATTGAATAACATGAACGGCGATATTTATTTGCCATATGGGCCATTGGTTGAAATCATCCAGGTGACCAATGAAAACGATGTTGAATTGGAGGCCAATACCGGCTACAAATTGCGGGGAAATGATTTTGTGCGGTTGGAATGGCCAGCGGAAAACAACATTACCATTGAATATTTTGCCGGATATGGCGAATTGCCGGAGGTGTTACGGTTGGGATTACTGAACGCAATTTACTACCTATACGACAACCGTTCGATTGAAGTGGATGAAATCGGGCCAATTGCTAAAATGATACTAAAACCATTTAGGCGTGTATAAACTGAACAGGCGGGTAACGGTGCGCCGATATGAGGCCACACAAAACGAAATTGGCGGGTTGGTTGCGGTTCAAACCGGTGCATGGTCTAAATGGGCCGAAGTGCAAGACCGAACCGGCAATGTAAGCCGATCCAGCGATCAAGACCAATGGCAGTATGACCATGTGGTCGTTATGCGCTATGAACCGAACAGACAAACGCGGTCAAATGATGTGATATTTTATGAGAATGTGCCAATGCGGATCAACAGCATACAGATCCGGAACGAGGGCGCCAAATCATGGGAATATATCCAATGCAGCAAAATAGATGAAAACATAAACAATGATGCACCAATGGACACGGATACAATTAAGGTTTTCAATTATGTTGGCGATGGTTCAACAAATACGTTTTCCGATGCATTATTGGAGGGCAAACAGGCGTTTGGCATTTTCAAAGATGGCATCCAATACGTGATTATCACATCCGGATCGCCAACCGGCAAACAGGCGTTGTTTGATTCCGCGGCTGGATCTGTGGAGTTTGAATATACAATCGAATCAGGGGAAGTTGTCACAATCATGTACTACTAATGGGTTTTAAGGTACCATACGAATATTTGCCCAATTTGGGCGGTTTGCAGGCCAATGACATTGTTCCTGTATTGCGTGATCCGGTGAATGAGGGCAGCGCGACCATGTTGGATGTGCGGGATTATGTCCGGCCTTATAAGGTTTGGGTGGCATTGCTGAACCAAACCGGAACGGCGGCGCCGGTCATAAATGAGTATGAAAACACATTGGGCGCGGTTATTACGTCAACCTATGTGGCAACAAAGGAATATGAGTTGAATGCGGATGTGTCGTGTTTTACCGATGCCGATTCAACATGGGTGATGATTGGCACAAACAGCAATCAAAAGGTATTTGGTCAGGAATGGATTGATGATCAAACAATAAAAATAACGGCGGATGCCGATGGCGATTTGTTCAATGTGGCCATTGAAATCCGCGTGTACAATTACGCACCATGATAAAATTGGATGTTATTGGATTCCCTAAATTAGAACAAAAGTTGCGCACAATGCCATCCAGCGTCCGCAAGGAAGTTAATATGGAATTCCGGGCATGGGCTGATGATGTGGCAAGGGATGCAAAGGCGAATTTGCAAAGTAAAACATCAAATACCGGTAAGTTGGCCGGATCCATCAATCCAGAATATGGCGATAATTATTCGGCGGTAACCGTATCCGCTAATTATGCGGCATATGTGGAATTTGGCACACGAAAATTTGCATCACAATATATTGGCAGCCTACCAAACAATTGGAAACAAATGGCAAACGCGGCAAAAGGCCCAGGCGGTGGGAATTTTGATCAATTTTTGCAATCAATCACCCAATGGATGAAAGATCGCGGAATTGATGAAAAATTAAGGTTTCCAATAATGCGCAAAATATTGCGTGATGGGGTGCGACCGCAGCCGTATTTGTATCCGGCGGTCATAAAAAACACGATTGCATTGCGTAAACGACTGAAAAAAATACTACGTTGAAAGATACCAACAACCCATTATTTAAGGCATATTTCAATGCTATTTCGGCGCTGGATTTGCCATGTTACGAAGGTGAGGAACCCGATGACGTTAAACAAAGCATTTATGTTGTGATTTCCGATCCGGTGGGCAGCGACACATCCACATCAAATTCATTCGATCAGCAAAAAACCATCCAGGTGGCTGTACATTCATGGTCATATAAATACGCATCATCCAGCGGTTTGAACAACACCGTTGATGCCATTTTACAGGCCATTTTGCCGACACCCAACAGCGTGTTGGATTTGTCGGCCGATAATTTGCAAATGATGAATTTGACATTGGATGCGGACCGTACGGAACGATATGGCGAATTAGCGTCAAAAAATTATATTAGCCGGTTTCTTATTTTCAAACAGGATATTTTTGTACTTTCATAAATAAAACCAATAAAATAAAATAAAATGGCAGAACACAAAGTCGCGGGCGGAACAATGTTATTGTTCATCGATCCAACAGGCGGAACCGATTATGACATGGTTGTATGTTTAACATCAGTAGGTAAATCCGATTCAATTTCAGTTGTTGACGCGTCAAGCGCATGCGGTCCGGACAAATCACCGGGAACATTGGAATTGTCGTATTCATTTGAGGGCCAGCATTTACAGGATCCTGTATCCGGTAAAATCAGCGGAACATCATTGCGTCAATTATTGCGTGACAAACAAACAATCGGATGGCAAATTGCGCCGGAAACACCTGTGACCGGTGATGAAATCGAAAGCGGTACAGGGTACCTGTCCGAACTTTCAAGCACCTACGCATTTGATTCCGTTGGCACATTCACCGGAACCATTCAGCCATATGGCGAACCATCGTTGACAATTCAAGCATAATAAACCAATAAAAATGCCGGGTGTTTACGCATTCGGCATTTTCTAAACTAAACACAAATGAGTTACATACAAATCGACATTGGCGGCAAAACGAGAGGATTAAAGTTTAATCAGTTGGCCATTGAATTGATGGCGCAATACAACGACAACCAAACGGCCACATCCGTGATATACGCGATGTTTTACGCTGGATTGCGTGGTAATGATTATGTGAAGCGGATTGAATCGGATTACACCTTTGAGGATGTGTGTGAATGGGTTGATACAATGGACAACAGGCAAAACAATATTAATGCCGTTGCCGTGGCGCTGAATGAATCGCAATCATGGAAAACGCTGGTAAATGAAGGCAAGGAAATAACGGAAGCAAATGCCGATGATGCGGACAAAAAAAAAGTGTAAAGGAATGGGCATTTGAAAATTTGAAATTCGCATTGGGGCATTTAGGATGGACAGCATATGAATACTACACATCATTACCAGGCGAATTTTATGCGGCATGTTTAGGACATCAGGAAAAGGAATTGAAGGCGGCCAAATTGTTACGATTTGCCGCCTTTCGTATTTCCGAAGCAATGGCAGGTAGCAAGGCAATTGGACCAATTGAACGGTTTTGGCCGATGGATGGTGATAAAAAACAAAAAAAGGCAATTGAAATGACGCCGGAACGCGTTAAAGCAATATTTGAACGACATAAAATAAAAACGAAGTAATGGCGGAGGAATTAAAAGTTGTAGTATCAGCGGACACATCGCAATTAACAGCCGGCGTAAATAAGGCCGCGCAATCATTGGCAACATTGCGCCAATCATCGGCACAGGCCGGAACGGCGGTGGGAAACATGTCGCGGATTGTCCAGGATGCGCCATTTGGTTTTATTGCGATTTCAAACAACCTGCAACCGTTATTTGATGATTTCACACGATTAAGAGGTGAAACCGGAAGCGTTGGCGGTGCATTAAAAGCATTGGGCGGTTCATTGATAGGGCCGGCCGGTATTGGTTTCGCATTTGCTGCGGTCACATCGCTAATTACCATTTTCACAATGAATATGGGAAAGGCGAAAAATGAAATGTCAGAAGCCGAAAAAGAGGCAAAGAAATTTCAGGATGGGTTGGATGGCGCCAAAGCATCGGCAACAGCAACAGGCATACAATTGCAGGCCTATGTTGACATAGCCCGAAATGGTCAATTGCCGTTAGAGCAAAGGAATGAAGCGTTAAAGAAGGCCAATGAAATAATGGGCGAGCATGGCGAAAAATTGACGTTAGTAAATATAAACACGGCAAAAGTAACCGAGCAAATCAATTTAATGTCGAAGGCATTAGTTGCACAAGCCATAGCCACAAAATACACTGATGCCGCCGCCGAAACGACAATAAAATTAACTGATCTAAGAAACCAATTAAGCGTAGCAACTGATGATGTAAAAAATAAGGAAATAGCATTATCAAAAGCAACGTCATACAATAACAAAATTGTTGTTGCAAGTGCTAATGCGGAAGCAAATGCGGAAAGAAATCAACGAAAAGAGGATTCCGCATTGAATGATTTGATTGAATCAAAAGGGAAATTAGCATCGGTTCAATTGCAAATAAGTGAACAACAATCTAAACTAACATATTTACAAAATAATCTAACACAAGCAACACAAGAGGCAACAAAATCATTTGGTCAATTAGGCACACAATCGGAGGAATCATCAAAAAAGATAAAAAAGGCAAAAGAAAAGGACATTGAAACCATTGATGAATTTTATGCCAAATACAAAGAAAATATTGCCGATTTGGGGCGTGTTGAGGCGGCCACATCCGAATCAAAGTTGCCGGAAAAACTAAAAACAACCGTTAGCGCGCTAGAAGGGATTATTTCACAATTCAATTTGGATCCCGATAACAAATTTGTCATTGCTATCAAATCGGATTTGTTCCGTTTACAATTGCAAGAAACATTCAGCAAACCATTGAATTTGCCGCCAATTCCAATGGCGTTGGCCGTTGATCCAAAAAAGTTTGCACCTATTTTATCGGATACATACAAAAAGGCTACAAAGGTATTGCAAAAGGAAAACGAAGGATTGCAAAAACAAATGCAAGCCAATGCGGATTCTATCAACGGCATTATTGAAAACACATTTGAAAACATGGCAATATCGGTTGGGGAAGGTTTTGCCGCGTTGGCAATGGGCGGTAATATTGGCGATTTTTTCAAGGGCATTTTTGGCGTCATTGCCGATGGCATGATTGCATTGGGTAAGCAATTTATCCAAATGGCGATTCAAATATCAATTGTAAG